CAATCACAAGTTCCACAATCATCACTCTTAAAATCTTTTAGTGTTTTTAGTTCCATTAGTCCGCTCCGAAGCCTTTTGCTCCCATTATAATCATTGGTATTCCTAAAATTGCTCCAATTATTGTTAAAGTTAAACATACTCCTAACATCATTAATATTATTGAACAAATGTCATTGAAAAAATTTGTTCCACTATATTTCTTTTTTCCCATATTGGTTTCTCCCTGGTTTGCCCAGCTTATTTGTATTTCCTATCATTGATTGACTGATTTTCTTCTTTGTTCCATCACTCGGATTTAAATTACTCATTTTAACCCATTTAGTTCAACTAATTCTTTAAGTCTCGCTCTAATCACCACTTCACTAACCTCTGCAGAATCAGAAACTTCTCTTTGAGTTCTTTTCTCACCATGTATTAAAGCGGCAAAATAAACACAACCTGCACAAAGACCAACCCTGCTGTGTCCACTCATGTTTTTATAATTTTTTAATTCATTAAGTGAACCAATCGAATAATCAATTATATCTTCACCTAATTTTAATTCATCGCACAAAATTTGAATAATAACCTCCTCAGATAAGTTAGGCATTTCTCTTATTCCATCCATTTTATAAATAAATAGTCGTCACCCCTTCTCCTTTATCGACACTTTTCTTTGTTTCAAACTCAAAGCGATTGTTATTGGTTACATCTACTAAATCAACTCTTCTTGTTTTTTCCTTGTTCGGACAAGCCTCACAAATAAAATCATGTTTCTCTTTAACAAATCCCTCCATTGCTTCATCAACGATTCTACTTAGTGAATCTAATGCAAACTTCATATCTTCTGTAAATTTCACGTCACCATGCTTGTGCAACATGATAGCTCCAATGCACTTTGCAAGCTTGTGAGCTGTTGTTTCACTCGTAGAAAAGACTACTGCATTCTTTTTACAGCTAATTAGATTACTGCATCCAACCATGTGATATTCTCTTATATGCGTTTTCATTGTCCCTCTTTTGATTTAAGTTTATTATAAAGTTTAACATACTTCTCAGATAAACTTTTATATTCTTCTTCTGTTCTAATTCTTATTAATGCTTCGTCTTTTCTATCTTGAGTTATTGCTTTTTCTAAATTAGTAAATAGACTTACAGAGATAGTTACTCCTTCTTTTTTACAAACTTGTTTAATTATTTCTTCTGGTGTCATTTGTGTTTTGCCTCTTGTTCTTTTATCCATTCTCTTGCCCAAATCAAGTCTTGTTTATATGTCATCTTTTACCTCTTTTGATTTAAGTTCTTCTATTCTTTGTTTAATTCTTATTAATATTGTTTCTTCAGTACAAATCAATGTATCTTCTAAAAATTCAAGTTCTTTCTTTTCTGTGGCTTTTAGTTCTTTTTTTATACTATCCCAATCTTCTTTTCTGATAAATATATCTCCTTTCTCATAATCTTGATTCTTTCCTTTTTTATAATAACTAAAACCATTTATTATTTCTATAAATTCAATTATCTTTAATTCTAATTTCTTTTTGATTGGAAGTTCAACATACCAAAATATGCTATTTTCAATTCTTCTTAATCTCCTTTCTATTTTTAACAAACTTTCGTTGATTAATGGTTTTGTCTTATCTTTCATTCTTTGATAACTCCTGTTGCTTTTAGTTCTTTTAGTTGTGAATCAAAGTATTCAATAAACCATCTGTCAGCTTTTATACAAGCATATTGTTTAAACTTATTATAAGCTTCTTTCAATGTCTTATATCTCTCTTGGATTCTTGCTGTGCATTCAGGACAAAACTCATTTTTAATACAGCCAACTTGTTCTCCTTCATCTCCATGTTTGAAAATGTTTCCACAGCCGTTTGTTATATTGCCTTTTGGCAATGCATTCTCGGGTTTCCCGAGATTTGGTTTATCTGTCATTTGTGTTTTGCCTCTTTTGCTAATTCTTCTATTGATTGAATCATCTTCTTTTCATCTACATAAACATCAAAGTGTAACTTTTCCATTTCTAACATATCGTATTTAACTCCATATCTTCTTAAAGTATATTCAGTTTCGTATCTTCTTTTATTTGGTCTTGTTGTAAACATTACAATAAAGTCTCCTTGTTCGTGTAATTTATTTATTGCTTTTATTCTATTCTCTAATGGAAGTTCTTTATCATCTAATAAAGTTCCATCAATATCAACTGCTATTACTCTTCTATTCATTGGGTTTTGCCTCTTTTGATTTGAGTTCCATTATTCTGTTTGTTATTCTATGTTTAATAAATTCTAAATCATATTGATGCAATGTTATTAAAAATTTAAGTTCTTTCTCTCGTTCTTTCTTTTCTGTGGCTTTTATTGCTATGTCTAATGCTTCTTCTATTTCATATAAAGGATTCTTTTGTGTATTTCCATTAAGAGAAATTCTTTGTTCTTTCAAAAATTCCATTGCTTGTTCTGTAGGTGTCATAGTGTTGTTTGCCCCTTTGTTTTCATATTAACACCCCAAAAACAAAACCTAATGTTAATCCTAATATAAACCAAATAGTTGTTAATTTTTCTAATTGTCTCATGTTACAGCCCTCACGATTATATCTCCTGTGTCGGTCTTTGTTATTTTTATTTCAGTGTCTACAAGTATTTCTTTTGTATTGTTTATGATAATAGTCTTCTCACTTGCTCTGCAATCGTTCTCTCCTAATTTGTATCCAGTAGTTAGTAAAGATATAGCAATCAAAACAACCATTATTGTTATTAAGATTCCTCCTAATACTTGTTTTCCTTCTATTTCTAATTTCATTTCAAATACACCCACATAAAAAACAAAATAAATAAAGCAACAACAATTCCAATCTGTGGGATTATTGCACCTTTCACGTATTCAGGATTTGTGCTAACAATATCTGGGTCAAATCTTATTCTTTTCATTTTTTCCTCTTGATAAGTTGTTTCGCTGCTTTTTCACACTCTTTATTTATAAAAATATCATTTGTTTTTTGACGTTCTGGTTTTGTTAGTTTATTTACTTCTTTTGCAATTAATTCGCTCGCTGGATAAATTTTCTTTGTCATTTTTCCTCCGCATATAATATAAAGTCCAAGAAGAAGTTTAAGCTAATAAAAATACATCCTCCTCCTACCCAAATATACCAGAAGTTCTTTGCTGCATAAACTGACATTAGTGTTCCACTTATCATTAAGATAAATGCTAAAATCACTTTTGCTTTAATTGTTTTTTTCATAATCCAATCTCCTTTAAAAACTCATTCATCTCGTCAGAACTGACCTCAAGTGTTCCAGATAGATAATAAAATCTTGAGTTTTTAATAGCTATTCTTAATTTTTCTTTGTCAAGACATTTGTCTTCATCATAATCCCACCCTAATGCATCATATTGAACTCTACAATCCCAACAAATCCAAATATGTTGTCCTATTCTAACCATGGATTTATTACATTTAATACATTCTGGTTCGTCTGTCATGTTCTTACCTCTCTTAAATTAGTTGAGCCACACCAAACACACTTCATTTCTTCGTAAATATGTGAGTGTTCTACTTCTCTATGGCACTCGTTGCACTTGAATTTTTTATCCATTTTTGTTTTTTATCCTCCAATTTGCATGTCTAATTGCTTCAATTAAATTTTTAGCATCCTTTTGTAACTCTTGAGTTCTCTTTTCGAGAGTCATAATTAACATTTCATAGTCTGCTACTTGATTGACTAACTTCTCTTTTCTTGATAACTTTACTTTATTCAGGCGTGTTCTTTGCATAGTGGTGCTCCAACATATGTGCTATTTTTATTAATTCTGTATTATCTCTGAGTTTTAATAAACTATAAATAACTTTAAATATTTCTTTCCTTTCTTTTTCATCTTCAGAAAGAGTTTCATCCTTTGTGTTTCTTACTTCACTTTTCATTTTTCTTACAGACCAACTATTCATACTTGCTTGTTCTATAAAATTTGAAAGAGTTCCTGTACTGAACTTCTCTCTGCTTATCTCGAAGTAGTGAGATACAGAAAGGTTTTCTCTTGGCTTCCAGTTTTCTTCCATCATATCTGGAAATTTCTTTACCATTAAATAAGACTGGTAAACGGTCTGAGGATTTAACTTAAGTCCGTCTGCTTCTTTTACTCCTTTCATTATTTCTTTTTTGTCATCGTCTTTTACTTCGCTTAGTTTTTTATTGATTAATACACCTATTCTTCTTGATGCAGCGTTTATTTCTCCACCGACTTGGTTTACTTCTTCTATTATTTCCTTAACTATTTCGTCTTTCATTCTTATCCTCCGATTTTAATTGTGCCGTTGGGCCAAACATGTTTATACTGATGTTCTTCGTCTATGTCTATTCGTCTCAAGGGTTTAACTCTTGTTTCAATCCTTCTACGATTTAACATCATTTGTTGTTCTGCTTTACCTGCTTTAATCTTTATACGCATTTTAACTTACATTTATCCTCGCTTAAATCAGTTATAAGTATTGAATAAATTATTGCATCTGGATTGTTTGCGATACTTGCTGTTTTCTCTGCATACAATCCTTCTGTAACTCTTACAAATTCTTTAAGGTATATCATGTCAATCCAATAGTATTCTGTTTTGCTAATAAAATAAATCAATATGTCTGCGTCTGAATAATTTATCCAGCCCGGATGATTTAATCTTTTGTTTGACCATTTTTCTACAGCAATTCTATTGTTTCCTTTCGTATAAGAGTCTGCTTTTACTTCAAACTTTATTCCTTCACATTCAATGTCATAGCCTTTTGCTCCATTTGAATAAGTTGGATTGAAGTTTTCTCTTAACTTCTTGAAGAATATCTTTTCGTATTCCTCTCCGAGTTTTAAGTCTCTCTTAAAGTCTTCCTTTGTTGATGTCATTATAGACGTCTATAAATGATTTTTTATTATTGTTTCTTTAATTGATTTGTTTGCTTTAAAGAAATTCTCAGCGTCTACTGCATACTTTGACCAGTCTATTTCTCCATTAAAGTCGCACTTTCCTGTTTGAACTTGTTGTGCTTGTTTAAGAGATAGTCCTAATTCCATACCATTTATTGGCATTTGTCCTGTGGGTTGTAGTGGTGCTTGTGCTCCACTCACAGGTGCTACTGGTGCCTCTTTTTCAATTTTGGTTATGTCTTTGTAACCTTTTGCGTTTACAACGAACTCTAACTCAACAGCGTCTCCTTTTACTACTTGGCATTGTCCTTTTGCATTGTACCAAACTCCATTTCCGTCTACAATACCATAGTTGTTTTCTCTTTGTTTAATTCCATCAATTACTACTCTCATTTTTTCCTCCTTACTTTTGTTACTTTTTTCTTCTTGATTAAGTTCAAAAAGACTTTCTTTGTCTCTATCTTTAGAATCGGAGTCAGCTTATATCCAATGATTTCTCCAGTCCAAGAAGATTTTTCACTTTTGTTTTGCATGTCTGCTTTTAAAGATTTTTCATCAGAAACAATGTTTCCTTTGTTATCGCACCCAGTACCATAAGCCATATATCTTATTCCATTGTCTGGTTTAACTTTTCCTTTTTTAACTAATTCTAAACCATCAAAATTAATTCTGGTTTTTCCGTTTCCATTAACAACGGTTGCTCTATAATCATCAACTGCTGTTATCAGACCTATTGCTCCTTTTTCTAATGCAGACCATTCCATGTTATTAGAGTTTCTTAATAATTTTACTTTGTCTCCTACTTTAAATTCACTCATTTTGTTCCTCCTTGTAGCCCTAAGATTTTTATCTTACAGGCATCACAGCCAAATACTGGCCCTTCGTGATTATCACAACTTAATTCGTCATTGACTCTTGCTTCTACTTTAAGCATTTCTATTTGCCAAGCTGGTGCTATTCTTCTTTTTTCTGCATTACTCATCTGCATTCTCCACATACTTCTTCATCATCATTAAGGATATTACCACAATCGCAGTATCTTGCTTCGTCTGTAAATATGAAGTGTGGTTCCACCATCTTAACCACCTCTTGTTATGGAGGCTATCTTAGCTTTGACAATCTTGCTTACTTCTTTTACTTCTTCTTTAGAATAATTTGTTTTGTTAGTCATTCTTTACCCCAGTCCCACTCATATCCTTCTTCGGTTGCTCTGTTCCACTTCAATGTCTCAAGAACTGCTTCCATCTTTTCAATGTTATGTTTATACCCTTTTCTTGGGTTATCAACTCTGTGGTCACCTGCCATAGATGATACCAAAGCCTTTAGTTCGTACAAAGCTGAACGTCTCATGTTTTTGGCATATTCTGAATCAATAATTTTGTCAGTCATTTTTTGTTACCTCCACGGCGCTGTAGTGATTCAGCTTTCCCAAAATTGTGTAATAGTCAGTGACTTTTATCTTGTGTCTAATCTTAAACAAAAGTTCTTTCATTTGCGTTAGTTCTTCTTTCATTCTGAGTCACCTACACACAATTCCCCAACAACACTTCCATCAGAATATTCCAACCTCATTACAAGTTGGTAGTTTTGGTTGAAATTATAACTTACTTCTACCAGTTCTCTATTTTCTTTGTTTTGTGTTTGTTCCATTTTTTCACCTTTTGGTCAAGCCTTTTTGCCCAACCTATGATTATGATTCCTCTTGTATTGTTTTCATAAAGGCTCTTGCCTCTTTTAGTGTGTTAAACTCTTTTACTTCTTCTATTGTTTTATAATCCCATACTGCATATGTTAAGATTACTCCTCTCTCATCTTTGTACTTTGTTATGTCGTATCTGTTTACCATACTATATATGAGCCAGTATAGGTATATAAATGTATCTATTTTAGCCCTTTTTTGCTTATAAAGGGGACTAAAATTGGCTCTTTTTCGCTAAAATATGGTTTGAATATATATATAAAATACAAGTTGAATATAGATTTTTTTAATCAGTTGTGGGGGTGTGTCCTTTCCGTTACTACTCCTTAGTGATTCTCTCTCTAAAAGATACCTCTTATTATTATATAATTATTTTCTATATAGAAAGAAAGAAAAGGAAGAAAGTTTTACCAAAAATTATAGTCGTCTATAATGAAAAACATACCACACACAGAGGTCTAAAAATTGTATTCAAAAAAACATTTTATATTCAATAAATAGTTTTATATATATTCAAAGATATTTATATTATAAAATGGAAGAAGAATTTACAAAACCAACCAACACTCGTGCACCAAATGCACGTAACGTAAGAATTGATTTATTGAAAAAAGCAATAGCTGAAGCAAAGGAAAAGGACATACGTCTATCTAAAAAGAAAATATGTGCTCTTATGGCAATAGACCATGGTGTTTCACAAGATAAAGTAATTGAATATCTTGAGTTATTTGAGACAATAGAATCAATTGTTATTGAAGGAGATGAAATAATACCACAATAATGGTAAGCATTCCCTATGAGGAAATAGAGAACAATCGTATTGAAAATATAAAAAACGAGATTCTCGAATTGAAACAGACTGATTTAGCAGATTATGTTGTTCATAAGTCGAGGTTCTTTAAGATAAGTAGATTTACACTGAGTAACTATCTAAAGCGTTTAGAGGACAATCAAGACATTATAATCGACAGGAAGCGTAAACTTATATCTACTTTTTCTGAGGCTAAGACGCCTCTACAAATCCCTCCAGGCGATATATGCAGAATATGTACTCAAGAAATATTAGGGAAACAAAATAGACATGTATTTGATTCAAAAAAAGGCATAAATGTACACAAAACGTGTTTCCAAATAGCCTGTATTGAAGAATTAAAAGAACTCAATAATCTCTCACGAGATTAACGATTCTTAAAATAGTTCTCAACTGCTGAGATAATTGGAGCAATTGTTAAGTAAAGTGGATTGTTTCCATAAGTTGCAGCTAATCCTGCTATGAAAATATAAACTATATTCTTTCCTAACTTTGTTAATAATATCTTCCAACTAAATTTCTTTGCCATACGTCACCTCCCCTACCTATAAGCAGGTCTTAATGAATTTCTATACTCTTGTTCTTTTTCATAAGCTTCCTTTGGTAATCTTGTTCTTTTGTATGCCCAACCTGATTGTCCGTCTTGTCCTTTATAATATAATTCACTTGGGTCTATTCCATTTAATTCAACGCCTTCTATTTCTCCTTCTTTCATCATTCTATAAAAAGGAGTACCTTGAAACGGGGACATAATTGTTGAATCAATATGATTCTTAAGCGGTCTACCTTGTGAATCTGTTCCTTTTACTTTATTACTTGTTACAAACTCAACTAATTTTCTTGTATCTTTTAAATCAGATTCATCTTCCCAGGGATAAATCATAGTAAAGGCATCAACAGCTATTCCCATTTCATTAGCTATTTTTGTTGCTTCATAATTTTGTTCAACACCAGCATTTTTAGATTTGTTTATTAACTTCATTGATTTCTCTGAGCCAGTTTCTAATCCCATGCCGATTCTCTCTCCTCCTGTTAATTTAAAAGAAGAAAGTAAATCCATTTTATGTCTCATTAATAATTCAGGATGCGTAAATGCTCTCCAAGTAGAAAATTTATGTCCCCAGACCATTGTAGCTAATTCAGTTGCTTGTCTTGGACTCATTAAACCAACATCATCAAAAAACATAACACCGTACTTTTTTCTTCCAAGCTCTTTACTTACTCTTGCTATGTTTTCTAAGTCTGTATTTATAGTTGAGTTCGGGAATCTCTTGACAACGTCTTCTGACGATTCACAGAAATTACAACTAAATGGACATCCTAAGGATGTAATCGCGGTATAAGTCGGTACACCTCCTATCTCAAACTGATAGTGTTTCATTAAGTCAGCCTGCCTTGTTGGAGGTGGGACATCTTTTAAGTCTGTTTGTTTTCTATTGCTACCAATTATTATATTTTCTAAATTACTCCAGCCATCTCCGATTGAAATTCTATCAAATGACCTATCTTCTGGCAATTCTAACACTGCATCTAAGTAATATTTAGCATGTGGTCCGCCTAAGATTGTTTTACAAGTTAGAGGTTTAAGTTGTCTTGCTAATCTATAAGCCTCTGGTGCTTGAGGGGTTGTTGCAGATATTCCTACCCAATCATAATCTTCAAACATTCTATCTTCGAATACTTCTTCCTTGCCATTTTTTATATAAACATTTTTAGAAGAACCTTGTACTAATAAATCGCAATCTATTTCTTTCTTTTCTAAATAACTCTGAAGGTAATTTATAGCAAGTTGTTGGAATACAAACTCATTTTCTAAGAATCTATCTGCTGGTTTAACAAGTAAGACTTTCATTTAAGCCCCATAAACTTTAAAATAATACTAACTGCCCCTCCTACTACTGCTATTGCTAAACCATAAATCCAACTATAAAGTCTGCTGACATCTGTCTTTATTTGTGTTTTATGTTCCTTACTTGATTTTAAGTGCACTCCTAAAGAAGAATGTATCTCTTGTAATATTAAACCTTGTTTTTCTAACTTATCCCAAACGTCGTTATTTGTTATTCTCTTGAACGTTTTGTTTCCATTTTTATGTGTCGCCATCAGGAATACGACCTCACATCATTAACGCCGAACCAGATTTCTCTTCCAAGCAAATAGTTTGGTTCTTCCCAAATACTTTTTCTTCTGTCGAAGCCAAACAGTTTTGTATTAAAACACCAATCTATTGGGTATTGCATGCCGTCATCTGCTGTATAAAGAACATAAGCATGACCACCTTTTCCAGTTGCTGTTTTAACATAACCACAAATTTCCTTAATTCTATTTTCGGGAATACCTGCTGCTCTTCCTAAAACCAAAATAGCAGTTGCTCCATCTTCGCAATCACCTTTTCCTTCTTTGTAACCAAAACTCTCTTCAAATGTTGCCCAATATTCATTGCAATTCCACATCCCAGGTGCGTTATCAGGTTTGTAAGTATATTGATTTCTAACCCATCTTAAAATATTAAGTATTGTTTCATCACAACCATCTCTTTTTGCATTCCAGTTATTTTCTTTTACAATTGCTTTTACTAAATCAGATTCAACTTGTTCTTTTAACCAGTTTGGTAAGTGAACTTTTTTTCTTGTTTTCCAATCGATACAATATTTTAGAACGTCAATGTACCAAGAAGTGGGTTTAAGATGTTTAACAAATAAATCGTTCTTTGCATCGTAAACTACGTTACCGAACACTTCCATAAACTTTTTGCTAAATGGTATTTTCATGCTCTGTCTCTATACACCCTCCAAACGCCGAGTGCGCTTCCTCCCTCTTGGGCATTTAACTTGAATTGTAAAGCAAATGTTCCAGTTATCCAATCTCCTCTGTTCAAGTCCATGGTTTTTGTCAACACACCGAATGAAACATTAGAAGTACTTTGAGTAACTGCTTTAAACCATGTATCATCTGCATAATTTTGATTAATATTAACTTTAAAAATTGAAAGCGCATCACTGGGTGATTGTTCTATAGTTGTACTTCCGCAGAAAATACTTCCCTCATTTAATCCGATTCCTGAGATATGTAGGTATGAATTAGTTTTCCAAGTACCTGTGTCTTTTCCAAATAAATTCCCTTCAATTCTAATTGTATCATCTTTTTTAAATGTATTTGCTGGAACTGTATAGGAGTCAGCAGTTACATAACTTGCACCAGTTGTTACTAAATAACTTCCTCCACTGTGTAAGAGAGGAGTTGATGCATCAAACGTATCATTTAAATCTCCTGCTTCTAATATATTTCCACTTACCCAATCTGTTCCACCTAATTTTGTATTTTTTATTGCCATTATCTTGTCCCTCTTTTATTCGACTCTCACATCGTAATAATATCTTATCTCATCTGAAGTTGTTTTAGTTACAGGAACGTGTACTACTCGACTAAACATAGTTCCTCCACTTACTGCTGTAAATAATCCTACTTCTGATAATTGTGCTGGTTGAACGCTTGGTTCTGCTGAATTCAAATCCAGTCTAAATGTAACCTTTGTTCCACTGTCAACCACGCTTGTAAACGCTTTGTGAGGTTCTGAATCGCTTGTTATGTCATCTTTATATCCTAATTCTGTATCTGCTAATGACACTCCAACTAAACTTGAACCAACTCCAAAGTGTGTAAGATAAGCTGTTTCACTACTTGAAATTTTATCTATTACAAATTCTTTTCCAACGTCAACTACTAAATTATTTGTTGTTGTTACTAATTCCCAGTCTGTTCCTGGAGATTTCTTTTCTATTCTTAATGTTCCTTTTAATTTAAATCCATCTTTCATAATGTTACCTCTCCCCATGCACTCGCATGACACCCTAAGTATGGTTGTATTCCAGATGCAACTGTTCCTAAACTACCATTTTGAATGTGACCAAGTACAAATGAACTACCTATATTTCTTTGACTTCCGCCAACTAAATCATCAACAATAAAGTAGTCGTCTGTAAATGCATAATATTTTGTTACAGCTTTTTGAACGTCAGTTTGTTCAAGTCTTTTAATTCTATCTTCGTGGTCTTTTAAAACCGTTGCTGCTGACTTTAAATCTGAGTCTACAATTAACCTACAAGTGTATCCTCTGTCGTCTATAGAATGATGAACAGATTGAATCGGTAGATTCTCGGCTATGTCATTTTCTTTAACTGTAATTGAAACCTTTTCTCCTGCCTTTAATTCTGGTTCTCCAATACAAGTTACTGTTCCTTGTGTTCTTGGAATAGAATTCTCTTCTAAATATCTTCTTGCTTTAATCTCTGCGGTTACTTCGTCTTTAACTCTCTTGTCGAATATTAGTTTTTCTTTTCTATCGTAAGTTTCTATTGAACCAAAGTCAACTGATTCAACTCTTGAACTAACTGTCTTTCCCCAATACTCTCTGAACCAAGGACTTCCACTTGTACTTCCAGATGCTTCTAACCAGTGAGAACCAGCAGTTGATTTAGCGTACCACCAATAACTTCCAGTGACTTCTGCAGGAATATCGTCGAATGCAAAATCATTCCAACCATTTGTTAAACCAGTGTAATCAAACGTTTTAGATAAAACTAATTCGCTTTGCTGACTTGTTCCAGAATTTCTATAAATATCTAAACTAACTCCTCCGCTGTTTATGAGTTTATTTATGTTTAAATCAAATCTACTTATTGTATTGTGAGTCGGTATAAAGAATCCAGAGCCTGCAATTGTGTCTGTCATTAAACAAGAACCACCACTTGAAATCTGTTGTTGGTCCAATATATCTTCTGAGTCTCCTTGAATATAAACTACGTTAATTAAACTGTCTGTGTTTGTTTGTAAATTTGAACTTATAATATTTGAACCTGTTTCTAAAGCAAGGTTTGAGTTCATAATTGAACCAGCTGGTCTGTATGTTAAAATTCTATAGTCGTCTATAAACCATTCTGCTTGGTCATAACTTGCTGCTTCGTTTATTGAATCAAAAAGAGAATAATATCTGTATTCATTATATCCCATTCCAACTCCTGAGTAAGTAAGGTTATCTGTTCGAATGTGGTCTGCGTATTTAGAAATTAAATCTTTAACTATTTCTCCACCTGAATAATTGTAATATGTTTCAAATCCTAATCTTGTCTTTAAATCTTCTTCATATCCCTTTGCTTCTATTTTTAATAAATTTCCTCTTCCTCCATACGTTGGGTCTTTCTCTGAGATTCTTCCTATAAATTTACTATGCATTTCGGCACCAGAATAACCGATTTGTACTCTTACTTCATCTAATATATTCCAGTTACTTAGTCTTGCTGTATTTCCTGAATTGTTTAACATTAAAGTAGTCGAAGGAATTTGTCTCCACGTATTTTCAACATCTAATGAAATAAATCCTGTTGGGTCAGTAGTCGCATCTCTTTTAATAGATTCTTTAAGCTCGTAAGTATTAAGATTATTATAATTTGCAGAACCTGCTATTATTTTATAACCATAATTTCCGCTTGGATATAAACTTCCTGCATTAACATCTGTAATTAATAATGAATCATTTAGGTAACAGTTTATTTCATTTCCAGAAACGTCTACTTTGGCTGTGTAATAAGACCCAGTTATAGTTGGAAAGATTGCACTTCCTATGTTCGTCTGGTCTTCTTTTTGTAAGAATACAGAACCTCCGCTCTGTAACATAAATTGAAAGTAATTATCGTTATCTGTTCTTCTGAATATAATTCCAGCAGATGAACCAGCTACTAAATCTATGTCTGATTCAAGAATATAATTTGTTTTAGTTGTGTCTCCTATGTAAGTTAAAGTAGAACCAGTTGTCATTCCTTCATAAAATCTGCTTCCTGCAGTCCAGAGTGTTGTTCCGGCCCCAGAGAATACCCAATCATTTGCTACTTGGTCATTAAAAGAATCGACAGTAAGTAAATCTCTGCATTCAATATTCCAATACGGGGTTCTTATCATATTTCTTTAAGTGTGAATTTATAATTTGAAGGAAATGTATTTGGTGATGAATCTTCATTGTAAGTTAAACCAGTTAAAATACAACCGCTCAAGTAAGCCCTTGTTCCCGAATAACACAAACTTGTTACAGCGTCTTCCCAAGTTTTAAATTGGTCCGTGTCTGCATTAACAAACGTCCAACCTGTTACGAGTATGTTTTTTCCCTCAGAACCCATGTCTTGGTATTCACTTACTGAAGAACCAGGTATTGAAATCTCTCTTATGTATTTGTTTGTTTTATATTTATGACTAACTACATGTAGTCCAACTCCAATTACTCCTCCCGATAAAAATATTCCTACCATGTTTATGCTCCTAATGCTGAAAATTTCTTGTAAATTTCTCTGGCCACAGTTGCTGGGTCACCAGTTCCATTTACATTAATTGTAACATTATTTCCTCCACCTCCACCTGCTGGTCTAACGCTTACGTCCTCACCAGTGTGTGCTTTAAAAGTAGTATCTTTTGATAGTGTTCCTTCAAATCCAGCTTGTGCTGGAGTTCCAGCGAGACTCATTTGTGCTGCTCTTTGTTCTTCTGTACCGCCAAACGCACCAGTTGTCCACTCATTCCCAGCAGCATCAGCACCGACAACAGTTCCTTCTTGAGTCCATGCACCAATCCATTGTTCGGCGTCTTTTTTGTTTTTTCCAGACATGTTTCTAAATGCCATTTGTAATGCAGCAACTGAACCTTTCAAAGCATCTGTGTCCTCTTTTGCTACTTTTAAATCTCCACTCAGTCCTCTAAGAGCTGGTTTAACACCAGTACCAATTATTATTTTTAATTTATCTAACTCACCAGTAACATGCTCTGTTTTATTTGCAGTTTCAACCTCAGCTGAGTTTACTTCTAATAATGCTAAATATAATCCATAATTATATTTCTTTAATTCCTCAAGTGTATGTCCCTCTTCAATATATGCAAGTGCTTTTTGTACTGCAATCTCTGTTATTGTAAGTTCTAAATCAATTGTTTCTTCTAAAGAGGCATTGTAATCATCAACAGCTTTTTTTGCTTCTTTGTAGGTTTTTCCTTCCAACATTTGTTTTAAAATTAAATAGGCGTCAGCTACTTCCTCAACACCTTCTTTAACATTTTGTGCCCATAGTCCCCAAAATTTAATGTTATTCATAATAAAAGTTCCAACGGTTGTTAAAACTTTTCCAGTAGCAACCCCCAAAGCTTCTATGTTTTCTTTGTTATCTAAAACTGATTGAGCTAATTCTTTCATATCTGGTAACAAATCTCCTCCAATTTTTTCTCCTATCTGAATAAAAGTATCTTCAATATTTGAAACCATACCTTGAAATGACTCCGATTGTTTGTCCATTAAGTTTGCGAATTTTCCACCTTCCATGGTCATTGTTCTGAATGCTTCCTCTACTTCAGCGAATCCTATGTCTCCTTTTGAAACCATAGAGGCTATTGCTTCCTCTGCAACACCTAAGTTTTTAGAAAGTTCTGCAATAAGTGGAACACCTGCTATACTGAAATCTCTTAATTCTCTTCCTGTTAATTTTCCTTGTACTTTTACTTGACCGAAGTTTAAAGCAAGTCTTTCCATAGGAACTGACAATCCTGCTGAAACATCTCCAAGTGATTTCATAGTGGGCAATAAGTTGTCTGCCTCAATTCCCATTGCTAATAATTGTTTAGCGTTTGCTCTAATTCCTGGGATTGTAAATGGTGTTTTAGCTGCAAAATTAGATAAGTCTTTTAATAAAACATCTGCTTTTTCAGCACTTCCCAACATTGTAGTAAATGCAATTGTAGCTTGTTCTAAGTTTCCTGCTAATGTAACTGATGCTTTACCAACACTTAATAAAGCCACACCCGCAACTGCTCCAACTCCGAGAGCCATCTTTTTAAACTTACTCATAGAACTTGATGCTTTAGTGAATTCTTTAGAATATTTATCTACCGCAGTAATAACTATACCAACGGTTAATCCGCCTGCTGCTCCTTCCAATAGTCCCATTATTTCTTTTTAAATATAGTCTCGTCTTCGAATACTTTTCCAGACAACCATTCAAACTGAGTTCCAGTTAGGTCGCCGATGTATCCGGTTTTGTTGAGTCTATATCCTCCGTGTTTGAGGAGCCAGTAGATTCCTTTGGACTCTCTTGACTGACTCCATTTTGAAAATCCTGTCTGTTTGACATTAATTGTCTTGCTATATCCAAAACCAATTTAATGTAAACATCCTCAGGCATTCTCGCTAAGTCAGTTTCAGTTACTGTATTGTCTGCATTTTGCAAACGTCTTAGTAACTTTTGTTTTTCAAGGGTATCTGAATCACTCTTATGTCTTTTATTTAAAGACATGTCTTGCTCCATTATTAATTTCTTCCACGGGATTTCCTTGCCATTCACTTTACTGATATAAACTACTTCAGCGTCCGCAAATAAGTCTCTCCAATCACTCATGTTAGTACCTCTTTATTCTTTGTATTTTTTAATTTCTTTGACCTTGATTTCTTTCATCCATCCGTCCCAGCCCCAGCCTTGTCTGTCTGAATATCCTTCAAGTTCCAAACGCATTTCACGTTCTGTTTTGTTTTTATAGTCGCCTATAAACTTTTTATAGGCTTCCATAAGTTCTTTTGTCGGTTCAATCATTTTAATTCATAGTAGTTCCTGATGCAACTACATCAACTGCTCTACCTGACATTGAATCTGTTAGGATTTCTCCTGCACTCATTGACCAAGCTCCTTCGCTTGCCAAACATCCAGATGCAATCATTACTGCTGTTGTGCCTGTTCCTGATTGTTCTATAATCAAGTTCCAGTTACTTCCAGTTCCTTGTAAGACTGGTAACCATCTACTTCCCGCCCATGCTCCTTTAAGAGACCATGAAACACTTCTGATTCCTGCAGCTATTGCCATGTTGTCTTGTCCAATTTCGCCATACTCTGCAACATTTCTTGTAACTGTGATTTCTGCACTATCGCAACCACCAACTACATTTCCAGAAACGGTTATCTTCCCGTTAATTCCATTATATACTGTTGTATTAACCATATTATTCCTCCATATATTTCATCATTTTGTCAACCGCATGTTTCCATGTCCAGTTGTCTTTGACGATGTTTGCTGCAGTTAAACCAACTTCCTTGGCAATACCCTTGTTCTCAAAGACGAATCTCATCATCTTTTTCAAACTCTCCTTATCGGGTTCAACCCAATTTACTCCATCGTAAATGTGACCATTAACTAAATTTACTGGTTTCTTTCCTTTATTTTCACAATAGTAAGCACCAATATTTTCAGTGAAATCCATGTAACCAGCGTCTTTATTTTTTGTTACTATCACTGGTAATCCACAAGCACTCGCTTCAAGAATAGGCATTCCAAAAGCTTCTCCCATGGTTGCCATAGTAAAACAATCGCAAGCGTTATATAGTCTTGCTAAATCGGTATCTTGCATATCTTCTGTTATTAGATACATAGACGCCCTGTCTTTATAATCATTTTTATTTATAATAGAATCAATTTCTTTCTTAATATCGAAGTTTGGATTATAAACAGTGTTTACTTTGAATACAAGAGCAACATCTTCCTTATCATTAAACTCTTCAAAGAATGCTTCTAATAAGATATTTGCACCTTTTCTGTCGTTCTCTCCTTGTGCCCAACCTCCAACATATAAGAATTTAAACTTATTATCTGGGACGTCTAATTCAATTGGTTGCGCTTCTGTATTGTAAACCTCTGGGTCGATTCCATGAGGAATTACTTTTATCTTGTCCATATTTTTAGACAATACAATATTATTACTCTCCATTAATATCCTTTTAGTAGCTTCACTTGGAACAAATACCATGTCGAGACTTGGATTGTTTAATTCGTCTGCCCACATTTCAGGAGCTTTATCTCCTTCGAACACCATGTACCCTATGTGTTTCTTGAATCTCTCGCCGTAGTTTCTAATCCAACCAAGCGGATTTCCATTCATTAAACAAACGTCTCCATCGAAAGCTGGTCCCTTCTGTACTTGTTTCAATAGATTTGGGTCTATTGTTTTAGGTCCAACATTATCGTGCATGACGTATAAGTCCACTTTTCTTTTAGCTAACTCTTCTGCATACTTTAATCCTTGAATTCCATATCCTGTTCTTCCATTTATTGATGTATGATAAACTATTTGCATCTGAATATACCTCGCTTTAAGAAGTCTTCAAACATTGGGTCAAACTTCTTTCTGAATATTATTTCGTTGTCAAACTGTTTCTTCATCTTCTCTTGTCCTTTGTCTTCTCTACTCTTTTCACCAAACGCATACATGTGCCACGCCAAACACTGAACATCTGTAAATAGTTTATAACCTTCGTTTATCATCTTTAAACAAAAGTCTGTCTCTTCTCTGAATCCAGTACTTCCATAATTCGTTCCATGCATGCCGACTTTTATCGCCACGTCTCTTCTGAACATAAACGAACTCCTAAGGTGATGACTCTCAATAACTTGTTCTCCTTTAAATCTATAGTGTCCATCATCACTGAATTGCCAAACGCCGTTCTTGTCTTTATATATTTCATTAAATGGGTCTGTTGATTTTTTATAATAAGGAGTATGTACATAAGGAACTAAACAACCCGCCGCTGCTATCTCTTTTCCTTTAACGTCTCCGACACCCTCTGTTAATATTTTATATTGTCTTTCTAACCAGTCAGGTTCTAATATTGAATCGTCATCTATTCTACAACAGAATTCACAATCATCTTTTTGTATAGCTATGTTTCTACTTCCACCAATGTTTGTTCTTAATTCTTCGTCTTCATTTCTGTAGACTATTACTCTGTGACCTTCTAATCTTATTCTCGCAATTATGCTTGAGATATATTGATAATTTTCAACCCAAGTATCTGAGTTATCTATTATTACAATGTCCCAGTTCTGAATTGTTTGTCTCCATAGTGTAACGAGTAATCCATACAAATACTCTGGTCTATTCCTTGTCAATATATGACACCCTATTCTCCCATCAGTTTTTAACATTTATCAACTCCACGGCTTTTGGTAACTCTTTATTATATACGACTGTTTTTAATTTTGTTTCATCTAACATTTCAGGACTTCCCTCTTCATCAATATCCTTTTTAATAACTCTTGCAAAATGTAATATTGGATATTGAACAAATAAATTCTCAAGCGTTGATTCAAACCTTGTTTTTCCAAAGTCTCCCCAAACAGTACAGTGCATTCCACCAGTGTAACCTATGCTTGGTTCATTCTTAAATATTTTAACTCCTCCGGTATCTGGACTCCAATCCCCATCAACCCTAACTGTCTTCATGTCTTTCCAGAAATTTAGTTTAGGAAAGAATAAACCTTCGTGTTTTGTTTCAGATAGTATTTCTCTCATCTTCTTTAAAAATTCTTCATCATAAAACTCATCTACGTCTTGTTGTATAATCCAATCACCTTTGCATTTATTTTTTGTCCAGTTTCTCAAATAATGTTCTTCAAACCATCTTCTTCCTCTTGGGGTCGGTATAGCATCGTATTCTGTATTCTGATATATCTTTATTTTGTCTGGGTACATTGCTGTTTTTTTAGCTATTATTTCCATTGTGTTATCTTCGCTTGGACTTACGTTTATAACTAACTCATCAACGTAAGGGATTATGTGCTCAATCATAGCCTCTATGAATCGTTCTCCTTTCCTTACCACTGTGTATGCACTTATCTTCATGTTCTATTTTGACACTTAAAGCAAGGTTCGAGACAAGGTCTCTTTCCATGTAAGTGCATTATTCTCCTCCATTCTGTTTTCTCCCAAACATCTTTTATAGTTTGTTTATTTAAGTCTCCAATTATATTCTCTCCAATATCCATACAACACCATATAACTTTTCCATCTGCTTGAACATTTAAGTGACTCATTATTCTAAAGCACGGATTTAGTAACGTTTCTTTTGGTTCCCATATCTTTCCTTCCCAATTAAAGTATTCATTTACTTGAACTTCTACGTCGTAGTGTGCCCAAAATGATTGGAACTCTTTAATATCATCTATTGCTTCTGGACACGGAACAATACTAACTCTTACAGGTATACCTCTTAAATTTTCTGCTGCATGAGCTGCATTAGAAATAACTATGTGGAAATTATCTGTTCCGCAAACTTTCTTATATGTTTCAGCGCATGCTGCATTAATACTAAAATTAACAAGAATTATATTATAGTTATTCAATCTCTCTATCTTGTCACTATCAAGAAGAACTCCGTTTGTAAATATCTCTATTGGCATTTCTGGTGCTTTCTCTTTAATGTAGTCGAGTCTTTCAAATATAAACTTATCAGCGAACGGTTCTCCATTTTGAAACGGTGCTATCTTTTTTATTCCTAACTCTTTAGCTTCGTCTATAATCCTTTTAAATAAATCCATGTCCATAGTTTTAACGCCTTCAATTAATCCATGCGGACAAAAGGTACACTTGTTTGGACAAGCGTTTGTTGTTTCGATTTGTATAGTATCTATCATAGTACTCCAGCGTAAAGAAGTTTATCAGCTTCTTCGTATGTCCTCCCGCTTACTTGTTGACTAAATGTTTTTCTTAATTGAATCCTTTCTTTCTTATCTCTTATGTCGAGAGGTGTGTTCTCGTAAAAGTTATCTTCTATTCTTTCAAGAGAACCGTTGTGTTTATCTCCTAATTTTGTTCCAGGATAAGGTTGGAATAACGATGCCCAAGCATATGTCGGGTCTAATCTTTTATTAAACTCTAATGTATCTAAATCTGTCTTTAAATCTCCTTCAGGTAAACCTAGTAAATTCTGAAGTAAGAATTCTATATTGTGTTTCTTTAATAGACCGCATGTTTTGATTATTGTTTCTTTACTGACATTTCTTTTCAATACGTTCCTTCTTATATTATCATCAGCACACTCAACTGCTGCTCTAACTGAGTGTAATCCGGCGTCTTTCATTTTAACAATCGTATCTTCATCTAATTGGTCGAGTCTCACTATAGCATGAAACGGCAAATTTACTTCTTTTTTATAGACGTCTAAGAATTCATTTAACCATCTTTTATTCGAAGTGAATGCATCGTCTTGGAAGTGTATAAATTGAACTGGTCTATCTACTCCATTTATCTCATTAACTAGGTTCCTTGGGCTTCTATGTCTCACTGTTTGCTGTTCTGGATATAGTTTTTTGAATCCATCGTTATAACAATAAGGACAATTAAATGGACAACCTCTACTTCCTATTACGTGAAGTATTGGATTAGTTCTTTCCCTTGGCATTTCAGAGTAAACAAATTCTCTATAAGGGTCTGGTAAGTTATCTAAGTCAGTTTCTAACTTTCCAACCTTACATACCTTTTCTTGCTTTTCTACAAAATCACAAATAGAATGTTCTGCTTCTCCGACTATTACTGAATCAACTCCTTTCTCGTGATATATTCTTGGAAAGTAAGTCGGATGTGGACCACCAAAGATAGTAAATAAAGCTGGATTAGTTTCTTTCATTTGTCTTGCTAAATTTAACATGCTATTGTGTGAACCAGTTAAAACACTAAATCCAACCACTTCTGGTTTTTCTTCTTTAAGAGTTTCTAAAGCTGTTTCTTCAGTTGCATGAATTGGTTTATGTCCACCATCTTTTAATACAGCTGCAAGATAAGCTACACCAAGGGGTTCATACTTATATTTTTTAGTTACTAACATTACTTTCATTGATATAACTCCTTAAGCTTGAGTAATCCATCACTAAGTAGAACGCTTGGTTTCCATCCAAGTTTAGTTTCTGCTTTAAATATCCATGCTTGATGAACTTTAACATATCCTGTTAAGGGATTTGTTTCGAATTTAGGTTTAATTAATCTTCCTAATATTTTATTTAATTCAGGAACTAAATCAAGTAACGATGTTTGTATTCCAGTTCCAATGTTAAATATATCACACTTTACTTCTTCATTCTTCATTCCTAAGACTAATGCTTTACAAACATCTTCTACCCAAACGAAATCTCTTGTCTGAGAACCATCTCCATATAATATTGGTTGTTCTCCTTTCTTCATTCCTAATATAAATTGAGTAATCATATTAGCGTTATCTCCTTTACCGGCGTCATTTGGGCCGTATACACTAAAGAATCTAAATCCAACAGAGTCAACACCATGGAGTTTATTAAATAAATAAGCAGTGTGTTCATTTGCATTCTTAGTATAAGAATACCAATTCTGTGGTGTGAATTGAGCTTCTTCTCTAAATGGAGGTTCAAGTCCTGCATAAAGTGTAGAAGTGGATGCATAACAAACTTTCTTTATCTTATACTCTTGTGCTACCTTGAATATATTGAACGTACCGATTACATTTGTTTTAATACATTTCTTTAAATTCTTTGAGAACATTTGTGAACTTGAAGACGCGGCTAAGTGATATATTTCTTTTACGTCATACTCTTCTATAATCTTTTTAAGCTGTGTGTAGTCCATAATATCTCCTTGAACTACAAATCCTCCTTTGCTTATGAAGTCTCTTAAATTATTTATATTTCCATTGCTGAAATTATCTAATACAACAACTTTATTTTCTTTTTCTTTAACTAACATCGAGGCTAAATTACTTCCTATGAATCCAGCTCCTCCAGTGATTAGCTTGTTCATTTCAACGCCACCTGACTTACATGGTCTACTTTGTCATTCCAGAATCCTGTCTTAGTGAATTTGTTTATCTCTCTAATCCAATGTTGTCTTTCTTTGTTATTCTGTCTTATCTCGATAGCTATCTTTCCAGCTTTTATTGGTTCGGCACTTCCTAATGCTGTTTCTAAATGCCATATCTTATTGTTTACTATAGATAGTTTATCAATTACTTCACCCATTCCTAATCCACTTATTTCTTTCGCCATATTTCAACCCTCCCTGGACTTACTAATTCGCAAATCTCATTTAGTTTTGTTTTAAATGTCGCTTCATCGTTGTTAATATGTATCGGTCTAAAGTCATGGAAACCAAGAGTCAACATAAGCGTTCCGCCTGTTTTTAATCTACCGACTAACTCCTCTATAAATTTAGACGGGTCTGGCATATGTTCAACCACATCAAAGCAAACTATTGCATCGTAATTATCTTTTAAATTAAATTGAGCGTTCTTTATTCCTCGTTTTTCTATTCTCCATTTCATATACTTGCCAGTTTTACTGTTTGGAACATCATAGAAATCTACATTATGACCTGCTTCTGCCATTCTTATTGTGAAGTCTCCAACACCAGCACCGAAATCAAGAACTTTACTATTTGGTTTCAGGTTTTTTAATACTCTACTCTCCCACCTTGGTCTTCCCCACGCTGCCAAATCATATACATACCATTCAGTGTTTTTATAATACTCATCTCTTTCCTCTTGAGTCTTTGGATTTAAACGCAACCATTCGTTTTCTCCTTCCAAAGGTGCTCTCATCATTTTGTCGTGAACTACATTTGGATGTTCACCAGTATACTCTGACACCTCTAAAACAGATTTACATCTATATACTAAATTATATTTGTTATACATATCTATCATTCTATCTCTTTTTCCACTCGCTGTTAATACTGAAGAAGGAATTAGTTCTCCATCTGCCAACATAAATGCACTATCTTGATAAATCATTGCAACAGAATCGTTTTGTCCGTATGTTATTGTTGGTACTCCCAATTGTTGTATGAATCTTTGGATTGCAATTCTATCTTCTTTTTTAACAAATAAGTGTTTAGTTTGTTCAAAACAAACAATGCCTATAAATTGAATATTGATTATTTCTTTAGATTTCATTAGTTTAACAAAATCTTTGACGTCGTGTTTGTTATCGTTTCTAACTAAGTAATTAATAGTAAAAGGTACTCTGTTCATCCTAAGCCAATATAAATTTGCCCATAATTTTTCCCATTTAGCACCTGGTTGCATTTTTTCATATAACTCTTTATACGAACCATCGATGCTCACCCTGAGTATCGGTCTGTGTTTTATTAGAACTTCTTTTATTTCGTCTGTTAATATCTGTAAGTTAGTTGTATACTCAACGTTCTTCGGATATTTTTTACAAGCATAATCAAGTATTTTTGGAAACTCTGGATTCATCATGTTTTCTCCTATTCCTGATAAATCTAATTTACTAATTGTAAAGTGGTTAACTACATTCTTAAAATTATCAAAGCTTAAGTTAACTTCGTCTTCATCCCAATGACATTGTTCACAATGCTCACACTTTAGATTGCACTTAGTCGTTACTTCTATCTGAATTTTTAATCAACTCCTCTTTCTTTCCTTTTTTTGGCATTAGATTTTCCTCGCTTTGAGTTTGTTTAAACAATCATTGAATGCTTTGTCCCAACTCGGCATGATAACTTCCCAATCAAATTGTTTAACGAATTCTAATCCTTTCTTTGAGTACTCTTCTCTTTTGTCTTTATTCTCGTATGCATCTTCTAATTTAGCAATCCAGTCTTTAATATCTGGTAATGCTCTTTCGACGTAATAACTTCCAACTATGTTTACAATTGGTTTAACTAACCAACCATGGTCTCCAAATAATTCCTTAGGAGTTGTATAGTCAATACTTATGTTTGGTATTCCTGCAGCCATAGATTCAATGTAAGGTATTCCAAAACCCTCTCCTGTTGTTTGAACTGCATGAACATCAAAGCAATTGTAGATGTCGTTTAATTCTTTTGTACTTACTCCATAACTGAAACTATATGGACTAAATCCTGAATTAGAGTGTTTAGTAAATGCAACTGTGTCTTTTATACCAAATCTGTGTATGACTTCAATTAGGTTTACTCCTCCTGCCTGCGGGTCTCCTGGGTCTGTGTGCAGATATAATATCACATCTTTCTTATCTTTAGAAAATGTCTTCCAGGCTTCCAATAAATATTGAAGTTGTTTCCTTGGTTGGTTTCTTGCTACACAACCGAATACAAACTTGTCTCCAAACATTTCTTTCTTTAGTTTATCTCTGTTTTTAACTACGTGGAATTTATTTAAATCAACTCCATGGTATATCATATCGGATTCAAATCCTTCAGATTTTAACACGTTTTGTCCGTATTTGCTGAAAGAAAGTAATCTCGTTGCCATGTTAAGTAAATGATAACAACCATTGGTTCCATCATCGTGAGTCCAATAAACAAGTGGTTCTCCATCTATAGCAATATAGGGCATCCACTTAGTTTTACCTAAATTTATACCTGGCTTTCTATCTCTATCACTTTTAATAAAATATCTTAACATAAACAAATCACATAGTGAAACGAATATGTCTGGTTGAATTTTATCTAAATAACTCTGTAGAACGTCTTCACCAAACGGAACTTTTCCAATTGGTAACATAACTATGTTCTTAATAATTTTTCCTTCTTGTGAAACATAAGATTGATGTTGTCCAAGTGTTTGCCAGGCAAAACAATATATCTCCCAATCAGGATGTTTCTTTGCAAGTCTTTCGAGTATCTCCCTGGTCATCGTGCCATAACCACTTGAAATGGTAGGCGAATCCGACATCCATAAAAGTCGAAATGTCATTACTTTCCACCTGGATTAAACACCTTACTAAGTTGTTCTTTCATCTTTCTTAAGCCTGTTATTTCAGCACTTAACTTAATTACATTACTTTTTTCTACCTTTAAAGCTTCTAATGCTTTAACCTTTTCAGCTCTTTCTGTGGCTATTTGACTCTCATAATCATCGCATAACCCTTGCACTTCTTTGATTACTTCATTTCTTGCCATATTTTTACCTCTCGTTATAATATGTGATTCTGATTGTTATAATATTCCTGTGGATTTTAACTTCTTGTTCAAAAATTGCATTCTGACCAACTATTTCTAAATTAAGAACTCCACTTGATGTTTGATTTCCTCTTTCTTTTAATAAATAACTGATTACTTTATCTGCCTGGACTGTTGCTTCTTTGTTAGATTTGCTCCAAACCTCTAAGTCGTAAGTAAGATAATGTACTGAACCTTTTTTAGCAGAAGTGAAATCTTCTCCAATGAATTCTTCTGTATCGTTTGAAAGGGGACCAATTATGCAGTATCTTGGCAATCCTGTTACATTTCCAATCGGTCTATCTGGAAATACTTTAGGTGTTCCTCCAACAGCTGAAACTATTAAACCCCTGATTAAAACGATAAGGTCTTCACACATTGAAACTGTCAAGGGGAACACCTCTCTTTGAAGTAATTTGTCCAATCTCCTCGTTTAAAGTTTGTTTGAGCGTGACAGCCTCTGCATAAAGGGATTAAGTTATTTTCTGAGTTATTCTTTTTATTATAATCTATGTGGTGAACAATTAGTTTATATGGTTTATTTGCTTTTGTTCTCAATTCAGATTGTTCTCTAAAACATTGTTGACACCTACGGTTGTGTTTTGCTCTGATTTTCTCTTTTAACTTCTTGTTAAATTCTTTCCCATAAGGTTCGAATGATTTACCACCTTGCCAATTAAAATGATTTTTCCCCCTTATTTGGTAATATGGTCTACCTTTATTCCAAGAAGTTCTGCCCATAAGAGAATTACTCATTTTTTGTTTAGATTCTTTTGTATGACGTTTTCCTTTCATCCAAGAATTACATCCTTTGTGAGATTCACTCATTTTTCTTTTTGATTCTGGTGTGTGTTTAGTTCCTGTTCTATCTGAATATCGATTACCTTTTTTAAATTCGGTTCTTGGAGAACAGTGTTTTCCTTTTAATGTTAAACTTATCTTCCTTCTTGTTTCTAAAGAGACAATGTGTCCTTTTAATTTTTCCCTAATCTTTCTATTATGTTCCTCTGATTGTTTCCTTCCTCTCCCTTGACCTTTTATTCCAACCATTTTAATTAATTTGTCTCCTAAGTATTAGCGAGGTAATTACTGACCCACCTGCGACTATTTCATCTGCACCGCCAACTATTTCGAACCATGTAGTTCCACTTGGATATTGAATGAAGTCTTTCTTGTAATCAGAACCACTTATAAAATTACTACTTCCAGCTACTGCATCCTCTGGATGAAAGAATCCGAAGAAATCTCCAGCTTGTAAAACTCCTGCTTCAGAAGTTATGTCATTTGGATTAACTGGTTGAATTACGCCGTTTATTGTTGAAATTGTAGTAGAACCTGTAACCTCTTCTCCAAATATAGAACCTGTTGAATAATACTCTCTCTTGAGAATCATCGGATGGTGTATAACTGATAAAGCTACACTTCCTGCTGTTGTATATCCTGTCATTGTTACCTTTCACGGATTTAAACTCGCTTACATACGAGTTGTGAATATTATATGATTTGGGATGTTGTCTTCTTAAACAGACCAGGTATTTTAGTATTTATCTCTTTTCTACTATTTGCTAATCCTCTGTGAAACATTCGATGTCCATCTTTGAATCCATGTTTGTTACATACACCATATTCAACCTTTGAACCATATTCAACATTTGTTCCAACAACGGCTGAGTCTTTTTTTCTAACTGTATGAACTGAACCCCTTAGTCTTCCTGTAACAACTGGAGTTAACTTTTTGACGTTTCTTTCAACAATAAATCCTGCCTTTGTTAAAGCGTCTATTTCTACTTTCTTAATGTCTTTTGAAATATTTTTGAGTGTCTTTTGAACTTGCCTTGCGTTTATTATCTCAATGCCAGCAACCATTAGTTTGTCACCGTAAACTTAGTTTTTCTTCCAAGTGCTTTTAATTCTTCTTTCAATATTGCTTGAAATTTATTTGCCATCTCTGTGTACTTTTCTGTTACAGTTTCTGACTTAAATGTTCCTATTGTGAAATTAAGACCATTAGCATTTCCACCTGATGCCTCTGTGATTGTATAAATTGCAGCTAAATTCTCAACAGCACTATCGACTAAATCACCTGATTGGCTTCCAGTATAAGCATTAACATAGGCTAACGAGTTAGCTAAATGTTCTGTTATATCATCGTCTTTTGTGCTTGGTAAATCACTATAGACTTCCCCTATCCGGGCCTTGACTCCTGTCGCTGATGCTGTCATCTTTTATTTCCTCTCTTTCTTTCTCTTCGGGTGTCGCTAATCTATCTTGCTCTCTTTCTTCTATCTTTACGTTCTTCTGTTCTAATTTTTCTCCCATTTCAACAATGAGAACTCCTCTGATTGATTTAGCCATGTTGACCATGGTGTCTGGTATCTCTACAACCGTTTTAGGAGGTAGATTCAATCCATCTTTAAAATACCCATTTAAACCATTATATACTGCAAATGCCATGCTAACACCTCTTAAATTACTAATTAGTACTTTTATTTATAAATATATTTATTTAAACTTTCACAGTACAACCTTTTGAATCACATAAATACGCCTTTGCTCCTGAAATACTGCTTGGAACTGGTTCTTGGTAAGTATATTCTTTCCAACCTTCAGTACAACGCTTTCCTCCCGTCTTATCCAACATAGTGTAACAGGTCTTTCCTGTTGAACTTAAATCTACACAGTAAGCATTTAACTCTCTGCTATCGCAAAAGTGAGTTGGCGAAGGCATTACTGCAAATCCCAAACTTGTAATTAAAGCAAGTGTAAGAGTTACCATTGTATAGTCTTTTTTATCCATTATGGTAAAGTGTGAACCTCTCCATATTTTTTAGCAATAATTCTATATGTCCAACCATTAACATTAGTTCCATAAACACCACTCCCAGCAGTTCCTAATTTTATTGAGGTAGCGTCATTCCAACCTTGAAGTGCAAGATTTGCGTCAGACATACTCATATGTGAATTATCTGCTGTTGCTACTATGGTATAAAAAACTCCAAAAGTATCACTAACTATATATGCTTCAACTAAATGTTCTTCAAGTGCAGTTCTTGCTTCCTCTAAATAAATATGGACTTCATCATAAGAATCACCTAATTCAATAACTCTATTATTTGCATCATTTCCTTCATAAGTATCAATTAAAACTTTAGTACCTTCTGATAATTCTTGATTAATATTTGCTAAAGATACAACTCCTCCGTCTTCTTGCCAGATTGAATTAGAATAAACACTATCTCCTGCTATTTTTTTGCAAGGAAGTAAAGCGTAGTAAGGAGGTCTGTTCTCGTGTGCTTTATCTCCACCAGTTGAACCTGTAGGAACTGCCGAACTTAAATCCCAGTCTGCCCCAGCTTGGATATTATAATAGGCTGGATTATACGCCGGTTGTGTTTGAGTGTGAGTGTGCGCTGCTAATTCTGCAATAGTTAAAGTATGATTTACTTCACCACCAGTATCTCCAACTGAATAATTAGCTCCTGCTCCTATTGCTACTCTATCATTTAATTCAGTGTATTCTTCCCAACCTGCCGGGCATGAATTTAAATCAAAGAAAAGTACTGAACCGACTGGAACACTTGTAGAACGTATATCTAAGGTAATTGTTCCATTTGTAATGTAAATACTTGTTGCATTAGAAAACACATCCCACTCACCAAAATCAGCTGTATCTATTTCCGTAACGTTGTGTCCACTCATGTTTAAGTTTCCTTGAAAGATTCCCCCTGCTTTCGCAAGAAGGTTACTAAAGAATTGAACAACACCTGTAAAGTTATAAAATCCTGAGAAATTACCGCTTGTTACATTGTCTGCACTTACTGTGAATAAAGTTGAATCGATTGTTGTACAAGTAACCGAGTCGTCTAATTGAGTAAGATAGCTTCCTGCTGGACAAGCTGCTGGATAGTTTGTTAATTTATCCCAATCCACTGATTGTGGGTCTCCTTCGCTGGTTGGATTTATTCTAACATTATAATCAGACATTGAATGTCTTCCATAAGCTAATACTCCTGGTGAACCACAACCATTACATCTTGATGTTGCTGCATGAACTAAATACCACTTTTCTTCTTTTGGTAAAACATTGGAAATAAATGTTGTTACAGTTGAATTTTTTATAACAAAATTGTTTCCAGTCCCATTATAATAATAAGTGATATTTTTCATATATGCTAAAATAAAATCAGTATCACAATTTCCAAACAAAAGTGTTCCGGCGGAAACTATGGAGGTTCCTGATTCTAAAGCAGTTATGTTAGTTTGAGTTAATACTTTTGTACAAGCACCAAAACCGCCAGCACCATTTTTTCTTGCATCAAAGATTTCTTTATCAATGTGAATTATAGATGACCTAAAATCTGAAAAACTTTCATTATACCAAACAGCAATAGTAGATTCTGTGTTTATTGATGTAAAACTTGATAAATTAAGGCTTTCTCCTGTTATTTTTGCACCGGATGTTTCAGAAGCATCAGTTGTATTCTTTAATCCCCAATCTGTCTTATCCCAAGAAGTTGCAATAAAGTCATCAATCAATCTGCCAGTAGGAAAGTATTCTGTTAAGAAATTAAGTCTTGTTCCATCAACATAGTAATCAGTAGCATTCAATTCAGTTGAATAAAGAGGACCTGTCATAACATCTCCATCAGCGTTTACATAAGTATTATCTGCAAGAGTTGTATTAAATTCTAAACTCGCATTATTAATTATCCATCCATCGTGAGATATATTAAGACTTGCTCCACCACCACCCGTTCCTTTAGCTAAATCAAACTCTCCTCCTGTTGAGTTTCTATAAAGTATCGTAGATTTGTTGTCAAACAGCGTTCCATTTGCTAAATTTATTCTTAAAGCAGTTATATTTTGACCTGTGAAATTAGAAGTATGATACCAATCTTGTTTTCCTGTAAATGCATTCCATCTTAACATAAATGGGTTGAGTGCAGCTACCTCAGTAGCAAAAAGTGCAATTATTAACGTAAACGCTAATAATTTTAAGAATAAGGATATTTGTCTCGGTCTGTCCATAGTTTATCCATTGTAGCATTTCCTGATGCCCAAGTTTTTGCGGTTAACATTCCTATACTATTAAATTCATTAAAACATATTTTCCAGCCGGCTTCTGTATTTCCACTGCCAGTTCCAGGTAATGCCCACCCTTGATAAACTGGATTTCCATCACTTCTGGTGTTCATATCATGTAATTGATTAAGAGGTTCTTCAACAGTGCTCACATTCTGAAAAGTTTTACTACTACCTGTTGTGATAGTAATCTCTTTCAGTTCAGTATTCTTTGCGGACTCCGCACTATCGTAACCACTCATCTGCATAGGCATTTAAATAAATCCTCGTTCTTTTTGTTTATTCTCAAAGTAATTAGTCCATTCGTCTCTTTTAAAGTTTGTTTGTCCATGGCAAATTGGACATAAACTAATTAAATTATTTGGGTTGTTATTCTTTTTATTAAAATCAATATGATGCACTGATAATATTCGTTTTCCTTCGTTTTGATGTCTGAAACATTGTTGACATCTGAATTGGTCACGTTTTCTTATTTTTTCTTTGAGTTGTTTATTAAACTTGATTCCATAAGGTTCAAAGGATTTACCACCATTCCAAGATGGATTTTCATTTCCTTTAAATTTACCAACATAGTTGGGTTGAGTTTCTTTATTCCACTTGTTGTGAGTCTGTGAATTTTTTGCTGATTCACTCATATTCTTTTTCACTTCGTCTGAATATGTAAATCCAACTCGGTAATTGCCCTTACCTTTGTTCCAAGGAGTATGACCTTGCTTAAATTGGCCTTTTTCTACTCCTTTATAACAAGGGTGTCCTTTTTGGAACATATTTATTTAAACTCCAACCAAGTTATGTCCATGTTTAAAGCTGTACCAGATTGAGCACCACTTACTACTAAGTATGGAACTCCAACTGTTGGATAATATCCGTATGCGCTCCCACCAGCTTCTGTTAACAAGTCAGTTCCTTGTTTTCCAATAACTAACGGAATTACTGCATCATTCCAGACCATATCTCCTGGTGTTGCTGATTCGCTTCCTGTAATGAATGGATTTGATAATGTTACTCCACTTTCCATAACCTTGAACCAACCTGTACTACCAAGTCCTGTTCCAGACCAATCAAGTCTTCTAACTTCACCAACTATCGGTTCACTACCATAAGCTGCACCATAAGCTGAGCCAGACGTACCAGTCGTTGTGACTGTTATCCTCTGTTTCTTCATCACTCCTCTCATTCTGTCAACTCCAATATTTTATTAACTCTTCCGCCTTCTAACCTCGGAATTTTAGTTATACCAAGACCATTCAGTATTTCTACTTGTTCGTCCTTGTTTAAAGCTTTAAGTTCATCTTTAGTATACTTTGGTTCTTCACCCAGTTCTTCTTCTGATTCTATAACTTTTTCTTTGACTTCTTGAGTGTCTAATTTTCCTTCTACTTTAGAAGGCAGTCTTGCAGAGGCATACAATGCCCTTTTATACAATACCTGATTGACACCTTTCCAAGTCTTCATTTCTTGTAAAGCATCTTCTCTTGTCTCCATCTTTCCTCCTATTTATTCTACTTTAGGTTCCTCAGGCACTTCTTCGGTTTTTTCTTCCTCGGGAGCTTCCTGCGGTACTTCTTCTTCAGCCATTCTAATAACCTCCAATTTATGAAAATAATTTATAGACGGCTATAAAGCCGCTATAAAATTTAATCAGTTGCAGTAAAGCTTCCAGCAGTGAATAGTCCAACACATGAACCACCAGCACTAAAAATACTTCCAGCGGCAGTTATTGCTCCACCAGTAACTCCTTCAGTCACTGAACCTGTGTTTGCAAATAAACTTCCAGCAGCCGTAATATCTGTTGCAGCCACTGACGTTCCAGAGAATGCTGTTCCAGCATAAATGTTTGCTCCAGATACCGCTATTGCTCTAACTTCAGCTGATGCTAATCCGTCTTTCATTTTCTTAGACCTCCATCAACTTTACGTTGTAGTTATTTCTGACGTTGCCGCACTGTATAAATAAACTGCTTGAACTCTTTGAGTTGCTGCAATATATTTTGTATCTCGTGCATAGTCGTCCCAGTTAACTAATGTAATTGGTCTTTTCTCAACAATAGCGAAAGCTTTGTTTCTGTCAATGATGTATGCTAATTTAGCACTCACTGAAACTGAAACTAAAACATTCATACCGAAGATTACTCCAATTAATCTTTTACTTGGGTCGTTGATTCCTGCCTTGTCCGCTTCTGTGAACGTATCAAGGTTCCTCAAATCGTTAGCTACTTCTACTCCAACAATCATATCAGTTGGCACATAGTTTTCAGCTTCTAATTGCTGCATGCTTTCTGTTATGTCAGTAATAGGTAGTGTTGCGTTAGTATTTGCTACCAAATTTCCTGATGCTGTTGCTGCTGCGTCCAATTGAACAACAACTAAATTATCTTCGTTTTTAGCAAGTTCGTAAGCCGCTGTTTCTGCGTTGTATCTAAGTAAGTCAAATTGAGAATCCTCAATCATTTCCTTAGTTATACCAACTCTAACTGCATACTTCTTTGGAGTACAACTTCTGTTAGTGTAAGTTTCCTTACCTAATGGAATGTCTGCTCCTTCAGCTACTTCGTAAACTATTCCTGATTCAGCATCTTGCAAGTTTATGTTTAATGAACTTCCAGGTACTCCGGAGGGTCCAATAATCATTGCTGCTAATTGTCTGAAAACAAGTTTTCTTCTTACTGCACTTTGTAGTGTTGAGTAAATTGTTGCAGGGATTAAAGTTGTTCCAGCTACTCCAAGACCTGTTTGTAACAAATCTTCTTTTACCTTAATTCTTCCAATCTCTTTGCCTTCTTTACCGCTTGAATTTACTTCTACGATTCTTTGTTCTTGTATTTGTGTCATCTTTTTATCCTCCGTTGAAGTTCAATCCTGCGATTAAGAACTTCCCATCAGCGTTTGATGTTCCAGTTACTGCTCTTCCAATACATGAACCAACTGCTTCGTCATACAATGCCGCGCTTCCACCAGAGAATACAACTCCAGTTCCTGCTGTTACATTAATTCCAGACATAATAAATAGTCCTTGTGTAATGATTCCAACTGTTCCTCCACTTGATGCAGCTCCTAAAGCTACTCCAACTGAAAGTTGTGCTATATTAGCAACTGTATCTATTGGTGCTACTGTAATGTCTGTTGCTGCATAGCTGCTTTGAGCTAATGTTACAACATCGTTGCTTGAAGTCGAATAAACTACTTCACCAACAGTAATATCTTCATCTGCATAAGCAGTGATAACCTTACCGTCTCCTAAATATACTGATTGTACCATTTTAGTATAAATCCTCCGCCTTTGTAGTTCCTGTTATGATTCTTGCATAAGATTCTCTGAACCAATCGTATCTCCACTCTCTGAACATTTCGTTGCCTTGTACCTTAATTGGTCCTTCAGCATATTCTGGACAGAAGTCGTGTACTTCATCAGTTACTTCACTCTTTGTTTCTTTTACTTTAGCTGGGTCTTTAATCTCGACCTTTTCATCAACCTTCTTAGATTCTTGTTTGAAGTTTTTAGCTTGAGCAATCAAAGATGTTATTCCTTTTTCGCCAATCTCAAGTAGTTCTTTCTCTTCTACTTTAACTCCTGCTTCTTTTGCTTCTAAAACAAGTCTACTAAGGTATTTAGTTTCAGCTTCTGTTATTTTAGCTTCTCTGTCAGATAGTTCTTTCTTGAACGTCTCTTCAGATGCTTCAATAACTTTAGTTTTTTCTACCATATTCTGTTACCTCGTTAGTATAAGGAATTTTTTAGGTTGTTCCTCTACAACTTCTGATTTCGGATTGTCAAGACTGAAGTTTTCAGCTACTGCTGTAGCGAAGTCTATTCCTGCACTCGGCACTCCACCGATTCCTACAAGACTTAATTCTTCTATCTTGAGATTGCGAACCTCATAAATTTCATTGCCGTCCTCAACAATTCTCTTTAAATCGCCTGTTGCTCCAATTGATACATTATTGATTAAACCGTCTTGTACCATTTCAACAACATCTGGATTCTTGACTGTATTTCGAACCTTACTCTCGTACTTTAATTTCTGACCATCGAATCCTTGAGCTTCAATTATTCCGACAGCGTTTCTGGCTTCTCCTGAGTTGTGGTCCATAAATACTTTGATACCTTTAATATCCTGTTTAGCTAATTCCTCAGCCAGATATTTCCTATCATTTTTACTTACTACGGCCTCAACAGCAGTTCCACCAATTTTTACCCATTTAGTTTTAGAATCTGCTCCACTGCTTTCTGTTACAGTGAACGTTTCTGTCCATTTCAATGGTGTTTTTGTTTTGTCTTCTGGCATGTTGCCTCCTCAATTATAATCTGAATCTTTGTACATTCTTCCTTTTTCTTTACTCGGAGTATAACCAACAATCGTGGTATCTCTCCTTTCGTCTACTTTCGTATTAAATCGTGACATTGCTCCTTCGTCGCTTGTTAAAGCACTTCCAGTCATATTATTCCATTTCTTCTTAGGTTTCTCAAATGAACCAGTACAAACAAAATCTCCTTGGTCATGTCCGCTTATTGCATGTCTTCCTCCGCATGCTGGACAATTATCGATAACAATTATATCTTCTTCATTTACCATATGTTTTCTCCCATTCGTCTTTGCTTACTACTCTATCTTTCCAAATCATTTTACCGTCATCGAATTTAATCTCATCAATTATGTGACTTCCCTTTGGTCGTACTTTTCCTGGTCTTGTTAATCTTTTTCCCAACTAACAATTACCTCGTCCCATTCCCGCTTTTTTTCCTTTAGCTCTTGGGCTTCTTGCTCTTGGTCCTTTTCCATCTCTATCTGCCATTTCGTACCTCCATTAATCTACCACCGGTATAAAAGTACATCTACAATTTGGATGAAGAGGTATTTGTCCTTGTGATTCATTAATTGTCATCTCGTTTCCATTTAAAGCCGCACACTCTGGACAAGCATCCATTGCAGCTAACCATTCTACTTTTTTAAGTCCTGCTTGTGCATATCCATTTAATCTTCCCATGTTAATTGCATTACTTACTTCTGTTCTTGCAATTGTCTCTAATCTGCCTTTGTATGTTTCTTCTATTCCTTTTAATCTTGCTTTCATCTTAGTAATAGACTCTCCTTTCATTACACCCATTCTAAGACTTGACTTAATTCTTCCCTTTAGTTCTTCGCTTACTGTTAATAATAAATCTGTATTCTTTTCATCTAAGAAAAATAATGCATCGTAATCTTCTAAGTTAAATGTAAGTGTTTCTCCTGTATCTAATGCTGCTCTATTTAATCCACTCTCAAACGCATCTCTTGGCTTAGATAGTCCCTCTGTTCTTGTCTCTCTGTAGAAATTATCCATAATTCTATTTACATCATCTAAGTTAACATTCTTCTTCTCTGTAATTACTTTATATGATTCTAACTTCTCGGCTGTTAGTTCAGCTTCTACTTGATTAAATGCTTCCTTTAACTTCTTAACAACAAACTTAGCATAAGCATCTTCTAATGGCATTTGTTCTTTAACCCATCTCTTGTCTCCTTTAGGAATCTGTTCATTTCTTCCTGCCGACTCTGTAATTTGAGTTCCACAAGTGTGTTCTTTCTTTTTAGCAAATGGATTAGGTTTCTTTTCTTCTGGTTTATTGAATGCTTGTTTTGCTAATTCTTTCTTGTCTTCATCTTCTGCTTTAAGAATTGCAATTCCGGCATCATCCTCTCTGAACTCCTCAGGTAATAATTCAATAGCTTTATTTAATGAAAGTAAACCTTTCTCTTTTAATTTAAGTATCATATCTATTCTTTCCTTCTCGTCTTCACTCTCTGCTTCCTCCCATATAATTTCAGGTATCTCGTAAGTTTCTGCAATAAATCCTTTGTCCTTATCAACTGCTTCTTTAATCTCAGCGTTTTTCCATATTAAATCTAATTGTATCTGGAATATCTTTAATTCAACAGTTCTTGCTATATTCCTTTGTAGAATTTTAATCCTTGTTCTAAATGCTTCATAAGTAGTATCTGCTTGAGCCTTGTTACTTCCCTCTGATAATCCGAGTAAGTCTCTTGGTACTTTTAATCCAATTATTAAATTATCAAATAATAGTTTAAGAATCTTAGATAAGTCTAATGCTTTTCCTTCAAAGCCGATTGGTTTCAAGTCAACCTCAGGACCTGTTACAATATCTTGGTTTGCGTCTAAGTCTTCTATATCACTTGACCATTGGTCAATGTCTTCTTGTACTGGAAATAATTCTGTTGCTAAATCACCGACTTTAACATGAATAAGAGGTGCTGCATATTTCTTAACAACTACCTTAGATAAATCAACCATGTTGTTTAATGTGTTAATCTCACAAACAAGAGGTTTAATTAGACTCTGACCATATGTTCCAGAATGAGGTGCATTAAAACTAAAGTGAACTATTTCATCTTCGGAAAATGTTATTTCTTTATTATCTGCTGTTTTTTGTATATAGGCTTTGCCTTTTACTAAATTACCATACTTATCTATATTCATCCTCATTGTTTGAGTCGGAATTACTTTAAGCTCTGATATTCCTCCCTCGTCGGTTCCTATCTCTACAAAGCAATTACCGTAGATTAAAAGGTTTGTACAAATCTTGTGTACCAATCCATTGAATCCAAATTTATCAAGAAGGTCTGATATAATAACAACTGCATTATCTTTGTTTTCTCCTAACTCAAGTTCATCGACTCTACTTACTACAGACATATGTTGTACAGTAAAATCAGAAGTAACATCAATCGCTGTTCTAACCGGAGCGAATGTATCATAAATAGTTTTGTATGTTTTCCAGTTCTTTACGTCCCCGTCTTCGGGACCATCTAAACTGAATGTGTCAGAAGTAAAAATACTTTTATTCTCTTTAATTTGCTTAGCTTTGAGGATATCTACCATGAGGAATATAAATCGGCAGAGATAGAAAGGTAATCAAAGTTGTTTAGGGGTGGTTAAGATGAGAATTTGCTCACCTTTGATTGTCTGCCCTTTTGAATATACAGAATTCAGTTCTTTATAAATATATTTATTTACGTACAACCTTACCACGAGTCAACCTTCTCTGGACACGGTTGGCTAGTGCTACTAAAGCAAGAGCATCGCAATAATCATCTTTTCCTCTCTTTGGATGATGTAGTAACATATTACCACTCTTTGTTATCTCATATCTGAAGTCAAGAAGTTGGTAAATAAGCTTTTTATTATTTGGTATCTTAATCCTTCCCTTTTCCATTAACATCTTAAGATTAGAGTAAATGTCTAACTTACTCTTGACTGTAAATGTAACTGGTTCAATTAAGTGATTATCTTCTTTAAGAGAATCTGTTGGTCCTCCGCCTAATCCACTCTCATCTAAATATATCTTCTGGATGTTGTGTTCCTTATCCATTATCCTAATCCTTCCTTCGGCTTCTGTAAGTCTCTTCTTATTAGTTTCTACGATTTCTACAATTCTCAATATCTCTTCATCCTTACGTGCTCTAAAGAAAGTACTGCTATCTTGACCCATTCGAGCAAAGTCAACACCAAGAAACTGAGGGGCATATGGTTCTCCTTCCGGCATGATTTCTTCAACACACCCTAATACTAATTCAGAAGAAAAGTAAGCATCTGCTTCTTCCATGGCAATACAACCATATTCTTGATTGAACTCAAGAGAAGTACACTCTTCTTTTTGCTCATCTATGAACTCTTGTGTAATTAATCCTTCTTTTAGAGCATAAGTATAATCATATATATGAGATTTGTATTTAGGACTATAACAGGCTCTATGAAAGTGATTCTTACCAAAGAATGTACCTATCTGAATAAGACTACCATCTGTTGCAGCTAACATTGGCATAATAACTTGAGTCACTATCTCATCTTTAATCTTTGCACTCTCTTCTAAGATAACCTTGTGTGCTGTTTGACCTCTTATTGTATCCCCAAAGTCTCCCGTAGGAAGTGCTCTTATTACTGAACCATTAATAAATGTAATTTCCCTCATTGTGCAATTTTTAATATAATCAGAAGCGTTTTCTTCTGCAAGAATTCTCATTCTATTGAACATCTCAGCTGCTTGTCTATCTGTAGGAGCTATAATTAAAGTAGTTGTCTTAGGATTAGAAAGAGCAAAATATGGAGCAAATAAAGAAATAAGTGTGGTCTTACCAGTCTGTCTACAGAAACTTCCAGATACTCTCTTATGATTTAAACAATCACATAGAAAGTTAATCTGGTGTGGGTATATCTTTTTGAACTTCGGTATGCTGTTTTTCGCTACTTTCTCTATCCAATGCAGCATGTGAAGTTCTTGCTCTTTCGTATCGCTCATATAAATCTCCAAAGTCTGTCATGTCCATAGTTAGATTTAGATTCTTAGTCTCTATCTGTTTAGGTGCTTCTCTTAGTATGCCTCGTTTAAATAACTGTTCTACCATGTTAGAATGAATATCGTGCATCTTAGATAACCACATTGCCTTTTCTTTTCCTTGAGCGCTGTTCATATTAGTAGAAGCTACCTTGTACATCTCTCTAAATGGTTGCATTATCTTTTCAAAGATATTGTCTGATTTCAAGTCTCTTGTAACATTAGCCTCTAAATGCTTAATGTCTGCATAGATTACATCTTCACACCAATCGAGTTTCTTTGATATCTCTTTACCAGATAAATCATGTAAGAAATAATAAAGTGCTACTTGCCTTCTTCTTTCATCTTTCACTCCTTTTGAGTTTCTTCCCATATTCTGATATATTTATATATTCAAACTGATTTATTTATATACTTTGTTTAGTTCCTTCTTCCCAGCCGTCTTCTGTTTTATTTACAAATATCCAGTATCTCTTTCTTATTACATCAACGTATTTCTCATCTAATTCCATCATGTAACACTTTCTATTTAGTTGTTGACAAGCCATAAGTGTTGAACCACTTCCGCCAAATAAGTCTAATACTGATTCTCCTTCTTTAGAAAAGTCTTTCATCATTTCCATAAGCACACCTACTGGTTTTTGTGTTGGATGTACTCTCTCTTTTAATTCAGTTGCCCTATTTCCTTCCCTCAACAAACCACTCCACAAATGTCTGTAAATCCTCACGCTTTTAGCAGCTGAGTTTGTCCATGCTAATTCACAGTCACTAAAACTGTTATGGTCTGAACCTTTCTCACATTTCTTATCCCAAACTAACCATTGAGCACTATCTTGCAGTTTAGATGCAAAGTTGTTTGCTCCCCAGATTATTTGTTTTTCTCCATAACTCATTAAAAATGATGGGTCAAATGGTTTATCATCTCCCATTATTGGTCTATATATTCTTGATTCAACTATTCCTTTTGTTCCAACTTTTCCAAATCCAGTTTTGCCAGATACACCTACAAATCCTAATTTTCCAGAACCCTTCCCTTCTCCTCCAATTTTTCCAGATTTGGTACTTACAATATTTATTCCATAAGGAGGGTCTGTAAATAGTAAGTCAACTCTTTCCCCTTGCATTAAACTAAATACATCTGCTGAATCAGTAGCATCTCCACACATTAGCCTATGGTTGCCTAATTGATATATTTCTCCTCTCTTGCTTTTAGCTGGTTCTGTGCTTACTTCTGGTACTTCATCTTCTATTACTTCTTTATTCTTATCTAACACATCTACTAATAGAGTTGGGTCCTTTAAATCAATAGAATACTCGTTTAATATTACTTCTGGATTATCTAAAATAAGTTTGTTAAGTAAGTCTTCTTCGTATTTTCCTGCCCGGTCGTTATCACTCAAAGCAATTTCAAGCATTTCTCCTTCGTCTTTGGTTTGTCTAATAGATACCCATACTTCCTTTTGGTTGAGTTCTTTCAATGCAGTTAATCTCATATTACCACCAAGTACTATGTTGTCTTGGTTAATGATTAAAGGTTTATATATTCCAAATTTCTCTATCTGTTGCTTTAATCTTAGTAATCCTTGTTTAGAAATTGACCTTGGGTTTTTATCCCATCCAGTTAGTTCAGAAATGTCCATCAACTTATTTTCTGGTATTTCCATTTTATATTGAATATGATTTGAATATATAAATTTATCTATTTAAATATAAAGGCAGAGCGTGAAGGTCACAAATGATGACCCCTTCTCCTTACGGTTTAAAGACTCTGCCTCTCCCAAACAAAGGAGTATGAGTGTTATAGTCGTCTATAATAGTTCTGGGTTTTCATGTATGTTTCCTATTACTTTAAACTTATTACCCATTCTGTTAAACGCATATAAATTAGTTCCACCATTTTCATATTCAACTGGTGTTGGAATCATGGACCATCTTCCTTTTGATAACTCCACTTCAACAATATCTCCTTCATAGATTTCTGTTCCATTTATATCTTTCAGACCTATGTATTGCATAAGTATTGGGTTGAATGTTTTATTATTGCTTTGCATGGATAATTCGCCATCATTTCTAATAGAGAAAAAATCATATTTTCTAGTCCCTAGCATTTCCTTTCCATCCCACACTCTAAATTTAATTTCTCTCATTCTTTTCCTTCCTCCGTTTTTCGTTAAAGCGTTTGCTGTTTTCTAATCTTTGTTCTTTCATTACAAACAAAGCACATGCTATACAATACTTTGAGTTCTTTCTCTTAATATTTTCTATCCATTCGCTACAAACAGTACATCTATTGTTACTTTCAAACATTCTAAATAATATCTTCCTTGTGCCATCCATGTAGTTCTAATTTACTGTTTTGATTCCACATCTCTATGAATCTCTTCATCGGGGTATCTACATATCCATTTGCTATTATTTCCTGGAGAATTGTAAGTTTAGCTTTATATACATCTTTAAAAACTAAATTAGTGTTCTCCTTTTCAAATAAATCAATGGTTAATTCTTGTAATTCCTTTACTCTGTCTATTCTACTCATTTTTCCTCCGAATTTTGTACTCTCCTAATGTTTTTCCACATATAGTCTTATTTCCAGGAAATTCAAATGCACTTGCAAATGCATATAAAGTTTCTTGATATTTGATAATTACTCTATGCTTACATTCATTAGTCTTATTGCAATCTACTATTTCTTGTAAATTCCTGTCGCAGTTCACTTTCTTAATAAAAAACCTTTTATAAGCTCAAACATAGTAATAACTTCCACTGGAGTTACCTCTAAGTCGTCTATAAAATCTTTAAGCAAAGTTGTTTTATCCATCAATTGTTTTTTGTGTTCTTTGAGTATTTGTTCACGCATTGCTTTTGTTATCTTTAGTTTCTTTTGTTTCTTTACCATCTTTCACCTCCTCTGTTTTTTTCTCTTTGATTTCAATTCCTTCGGTTTTTTGCTTTTCTAATAACTTAACTGCTTCAGTATAACTTCTTACGTCTTGCCCTATTTTAGCAATTTGGGTTGAGTAATTGTCTACCAGACTTGCAGCTTTAAATTTAACATTGTCTTTATACCAGTCGTTTAGTTCATTTAAGAACACTTTATAGTCGTCTATAATTTGTTTTTTATAAACTGTATTTACTTCTATGTGGTCCTCTGTTAGTTTAAGAAACTGGTAGTTAGTAATCGCTAGAGCATGTTTAGCATGCAACAAATAATATTCCTTATGCTTGTCTAACTCAATTACTTTCTCACTTAGTGCCTTAATTCTCTTTTCTACTACTCCTAATTCGTCTTTAGTTAGTTCTCTTTTCATAGTTCCTCCTCTTTTATATCAAAAAAGTGTTTAATCCAATGTATACAATAATCTGATTTCAATTGAATTAACTCATCATTCACTGGTTTAGCTTTTGGGTCAGATGAAAGCAATTCTTTTGTTGCTTCGATGTCTTTTATCCAGTTGATTGCATATTCTCTGCCTTTAACTACTGGACAATATTCAGCTTCTGGTTTGCAGACACAATGCAAATCCTTCCATGTTTTTAGTTCCATTTTATCTCCACTCGTAACTTACTTTGTTTTTTAACATAAACGAGTCGGCTACTGCACAAATCCAAACTATTATTGGCACAAAAATAGTCCAACATAATAAAATACTTATTATTGTTCCTATCCAAAATTTGTGTCCGTCGTCTTTATAACTATAGACCCACGTTAATGGTCCAAAGAATATAGCTAATAGTATTGCACTTAGTTTACTTCTTTTTGGTTTCATATTGGTTTCTCCCTGGTTTGCCCAGCTTGTTTGTGTTACACATCATTGATTTACTGATTCTTAATTTTCTTTGACATTCTTTTAATTCTGTTTTTGCTCTTCCTACCATTTTTTCCTATCCCAAATAAAATATTCTGCCATAATAACTCCAATTACTCCTCCAACACATGCTCCGATTAAATTAAACATAATTGCTCCAACGCCAGCTAATACAATAACTATCAAGTCTCCAACTAAAACATTTAATCTTTTGCTCATTTTATAACTCCTGTGGCTTTTAGTTCACTTTGTATCTTGCGTTCTACAGTAATTATTGTATCATTATGATTGCCATCAGAACATACTTTTCTATAAAATTTTATCCATTTGATTGCTTCTTCTCTTAATTTGGACTTTTGGACTACATTATGACTCTCCTCTAATTCTTCATAATCACCAGTTCAATCACAAGTTCCACAATCATCACTCTTAAAATCTTTTAGTGTTTTTAGTTCCATTAGTCCGCTCCGAAGCCTTTTGCTCCCATTATAATCATTGGTATTCCTAAAATTGCTCCAATTATTGTTAA